TGCCCCTAGGGGCCCTATACTGGCCACATACCAAACAAACCAAACGACATGACCACCACCACTTACAACGGTTGGGCAAACTACGAAACCTGGAATGCCTCCCTGTGGATTCAGAACGACCGCTTCCTGTACAACACCGCCAAAGCGTGCGTCGAGTATTGTGAGAAGGGCGACAACCCCTGGGCGATCTTCCAACGGTGCATGGACAACTGTGCCCGCACCATGACGGGTGACGACGTGGCATGGACTGACCCCGCCATCGATGCAGACGAGATGCTGGAGATGATGCAGGAACTGTGAGGGTCTCGCCCTCTCCCCTCTTTCGTGTATACTGGCCAAGTCACCAACCAACACCATGACCCGTTCCGAACTTGATGCTCGCATTGCTTCTGGCGAGTTCACCGTGACCAAACTGCCCACCCGCAAACCCCGCAAGTCTGAGCTGGTGTTCAGCATGACCAAAGGACCCCGCACCAACACCAACCGCCGAGGTCAAGCGTATGGCGGCCACGCCACTGGGAGCCGTGATCTGGTGATGGAGGGCAACCAGGGGGCCTACTTCAAGACGACCGGCTGAGGTGCTTCGTGCTCTAGCAGCGGTCGAGCAGTTGATGGGGGTTTTATGTATACCCCCCTGACCCCTTAGTATATAAAACCGCTAACTTCCCTAATCTATAAAAGTATGCGTCCACGAGAGCCATATAAAACGCAACACTTTTCCGTGGCCCTCAAAAAAATTTCCGTGGGCCACAAAGACGCCCCAAGGTCGATAAATTATAATGTTCTGGGAGAACTGTATGGCATCTCAAAGACAACGTGCAGGATATCGAAAAGCCGCACAAACCCGAAAGATGAACAAACATTCAAACCGTGCATTGCGTAATGGTGGATCTCGCAGGACTGCATCAGGTAATAAGAGGAGAAAATGACTGATCGAGTGTTTCATGTTTATAAGAAAGGAACAAACGACGTAGAACGTGTGAGTCTTTCAACGGACGAACTGGAGGATCTCTTACGTTCCGAGAAAATCAAACTCGGAGAGATTGAGATTGAAACGTTAGAACAAGAAAGGGATGAGGAGGCTTCTTATTAATGGAAAAATTTTCAGCATTTCCGACTGATATCTACATCAAGGAACATGAATTAGACTTAGAGCGACTCGAAAAGAAATGCTTAGAATTTAAAGAGGAGAATCCGAATACTCAAAGGTCTGGGAGGGGTGCATATCAAGGACATGGTTTTCGAGATGATGAACTTGAAGAAGCCATTCATTTAATGATAAAAGAGATGGAATTGGAGGACAAACCAATTCAATCATATGATTTATTTTCATGGGTGAATATCAATCCACCAGGATCATATAACGTAGATCATAATCACGATCCATTTGCCGGTAATTATTGGAGTGGTGTATATTATGTTATGTTACCCAAAGAATCTGGTAACATAACATTTAATGATCCGAGAGGGATTATTTCAACATCAAACGATCAAAAATATTTTACGAATGGTCTTAATTCGATGCAAATTGTTGGGAGTAATAACTTAATGATGATATTCCCTTCTTGGGTATTTCATAGTGTTACTGCCAATTTATCAAATGAAGATCGTATTTCAATTTCGTTCAATATTTCAAATGTGAAGTATTGACCGAGCTCCTATATACATGGTATGATTACATTAAACCACTGAGAATTTTTCATGGCAAAAGGATTTAAAGTACAGGCCGCAGCGCCGTCTGCCCCTGTAGATGATTTCGACATTGAACTGTGTAAGAGAGAGATCCAGGGTAAGAAGATTGTGTTCTGTCTTCCTGGTCGTGGATGTTCTTATACGTTCTTAAAGAACTTCGTACAACTCTGTTTTGATCTCGTACAGAGTGGTGCAAGCATTCAGATTTCACAAGACTATAGTTCCATGGTGAACTTTGCACGATGCAAGGTACTTGGAGCGAACGTCCTGCGTGGAAAGAATCAGATTCCATGGGACGGCAAACTCGAATATGACTATCAACTCTGGATTGATAACGACATTGTTTTCAGTACTGAGAGTTTTTATCGTTTGTTCCAACTCGGACTTGAAAAGGAGATCGCAGCTGGTTGGTATGCAACCGAAGATGGACACACGACTTCCGTTGCTCACTGGCTTGAAGAGGATGACTTTGTGAAGAACCGTGGTGTGATGAACCACGAAACCGTTGAGACAATCTCAAAACGTCGCAAACCATTCACCGTGGATTACACAGGTTTCGGATGGGTGTTGATTAAGAAGGGTGTCTTTGAGAACTTGGAGTACCCTTGGTTTGCCCCTCAGATGCAAGTCTTTGAGAGTGGTGAGGTGCAGGACATGTGTGGTGAGGACGTGTCTTTCTGTCTTGATGCCAAGAAGATGGGTTATGAAATCTGGTGTGATCCCAAGATTCGCGTAGGACATGAAAAAACTCGGGTTATTTGAGGTCTACGTCGGCCGCGAGCTCGTTTACTCGACTGATGATGAAAACGATGCTCTTGACAAAATCCAAGACCTGGCTGTAGAATACTACGAGTCAGGTCATCCTGATCCATCTATTGTAGAACTAGTAAGACATGGCGAAACTTAAAGCCTCCCTGACAGGGAAGGTAATGATTGAATCCAAACCGAAAAAAACTCGGCAAGGAATGGGACAACACACTAAATATGCCGCTTCTTCGGCAAACCACAAGAAAAAACGTTATCGCGGACAAGGCAAATGAGTTACAACGTTACCCTGATCACTGATGATGGTGAAGTCAACATCATATGTGATGAAGACACTTCGATTTTGGATGCTGCAGAAGAACAAGGTGTAGACATCAATTATTCTTGTCGTGCGGGAGCATGTTCCTCTTGTGCAGGACGTATCGTTGAGGGTACTGTTGACCAAGAAGATCAATCTTTCCTTGATGATGATCAACTTGATGCTGGTTTTGTTCTTACATGTGTAGCCCGACCCACCTCGGATTGTGTAATTGAAACAAATAAAGAAGACGAACTATACTGATTTGTAAATAATATCAGGGATAGTAACCCCTTTAAAAGTTCTTTTCACTTAGAACTTTTGGAGGGGTAAAAAAATGGGTATTCAACCTACAGATTTAGGTCAAGATTTTGTAAAACAGGGAATGAGATTGATTACTCAACCCTCTTCTGATGCACTTTTAGACAAAGCCAGGAGACTGAAAGAAGGTCCTTGTGATAATTGTGGACAAAATCCTTGCAATCCACGATGCATCCACGCTGATTAGTAAGATCTTAAAAAAGAAGTATAAATATACTGAGACCAGAGTGTATCGTTAGATGCCAGCCATCGGACAATCACGATTTTTTAAGGATATTTCCTTAAGTTTTAAGAGGCATCCTGTAACGAATGATCTAATTTCGTTAACAAACGAAGCAGCTATTAAAAAATCCGTTAGAAATCTGGTTGAAACGATAAATGGCGAACGTCCTTTTAACTCATTAGTTGGTTCAACTGTTCGTGAAAGTCTTTTTGAGACAGCAGACAGTGAAATTTTGTTCAGACTAGAACAAGAAATCACTACATCTATTGAAAATTTTGAAAAAAGAGTCAATTTAACGTCTGTTCGAGCATCATATCCACCCGATAGCAACGAAATTACTGTTGATATCAACTATACGATCGTCGGTGAAGTCTTTCCTCCTCAAGAGGTATCATTCATTCTTCAACCAACTAGACAATAATGGCATTTACACAGTATACAACTCTAGATTTTGAAGAAATTAAGGCTTCAATTCGTGATTATTTGAGATCAAACTCAAATTTCACGGATTTTGACTTTGAAGGATCGAATATGTCGATCCTTATTGATACATTAGCGTACAATACTTACGTTAATGCATATAATACCAACATGGTTGCTAATGAGGCTTTCCTCGATAGCGCTACATTAAGAGAAAATGTCGTAGCATTAGCGCGAAATGTTGGTTATGTGCCTAGATCTCGTCGAGCTTCAACTGCACAGATCAGTTTTAGTGTAAATTTGGGAGCTGGGCAAACTAAATCTTCAGTCACCTTGAAAGCTGGCTTGGTAGCCATCGGTGATTATCAAAACACAAACTATACTTTCTGCGTTGAAAAGGATATTACAAACCCAGTAATCAACGGAATTTGTAATTTCACTGTAAATATCAAAGAAGGTACGTTTTTAAACAATAGATTTGTTGTAGATACCTCTCAACCAAACCAAAGATTTATTATTCCCAACTCTTACGTCGATACATCGACTTTTGTTGTTAGGATTAAAGATTCTGTTACCTCTTCAAACACCAAAATTTGGAATTTGGTTGATAATATTGTTGGTGTTAAGACAACAACCGAACAATATTTGATTCAAGAGGTTCAAGATGAAAGATATGAGTTAATTTTTGGTGATGGTTATCTTGGTAAGAAGTTAGATAATGGTCAAGTTGTTGATGTTTCATATATTACTACAAATGGATCTGGTGGAAACGGTGTTCGTAATTTTTCCTTCGCAGGATCATTAGCTGATAATGATGGATTCCCTATTACAACAGGAATTTCTGAAATTGTAACTAATGTTCCATCAAGAAATGGTGCAGAAATTGAGTCTCTGAGTAATATTAAAAATCTTGCACCAAGATTTTACGCGGCTCAACATCGTGCAGTCACCGCTCTTGATTATGAAGCAATTATTCCTCAAATTTATCCAAATACGGATAGTGTAGTTGCATATGGTGGTGAATCTGCAACTCCTCCTCAATTTGGTAAGGTCTTTATCTCCATCAAACCCACAAATGGACAATTCATTTCTGATTTTGATAGAAGAACACTTTTAAATAAGTTAAAACAATATTCTGTTGCTGGAATTGTACCAGAATTTATTGATCTTAAGTTCTTATACGTTGAACTTAATAGTGCAGTATATTATAACGACAATGCAATTCCAAGTCCTGATGATCTGAAGACTGCTGTTGTTGCAAATTTAACAACTTATGCAAATTCTGCAGATTTGAACAAATTTGGAGGTAGATTTAAATACAGTAAAGTACAAAATATCATTGATCAAAGTTCTTCTGCTGTAGTTTCAAATATTACGAAGGTTAAAATTCGTAGAAACCTTGAAGCTAACGTATCTAATCCTGCTCAATATGAAATTTGTTATGGAAATGCTTTTCATAACAAGAGAACTGGTTATAACATCAAATCTACTGGATTCAGAGTAGATGGGATTGATGGTGAAGTCTTCATGACCGATCAATATGTTTCGGAAACTAGAGGACGATTAGTTTTCTTTACTTTAGAATCTCAAGAACCAAAAATTGTCAGAAAAAATGCTGGCACGGTCAAATATGACATTGGTGAAATCCTTATAGATACTACAAGGATTGTATCTACTACTTTAACTGACAATATTATTGAAATAGAGGCAATTCCTGAATCTAACGATGTTTTAGGATTGAAAGATTTATATGTTCAACTTTCAGTTGATAAATCTACTATTTCTCCTGTAATTGATGCAATTGCTTCTGGTTCTGATAACTCTGGAACCAACTTTATTACCACTTCTAGTTTCTCAAACGGCAAGTATATTAGAGAATAATGATCGACACTAGTTTCCAGAAAGTACAAGTCAATCAGGTAATTTCCAGCCAATTACCATCTTTCGTACAAGAAGAAAATCCTTTATTTGTCGATTTTTTAAAAACTTACTACCTTGGTGAAGAATATCAGGGTGGTAATATTGACATCATTCAAAATTTTAACGACTATCAAAAAGCAGAGACTTTTAGTGGTAATGAAAACCTTATCGGTTTTACCACTTGCACTTCAAAGGTTAACTTTTTCGATTCAACTATCGAAGTAACTTCCACTGATGGTTGGCCAGAGAAGTATGGATTATTAAAAATAAACGATGAAATTATATCTTACACTGGAAAGACTAAAACGTCGTTCACAGGGTGTCTGAGGGGGTTCTCAGGAGTCGAATCTCTACACTCTAAGTCTGACCCGCAACAACTAGTATTTTCAAAAACATTTGCAGCATCTCATAAAAATCAAACCCAGGTAATTAATTTAAGTAATCTTTTCCTTCAGGAATTTTGGCAGAATTTAAAAAATCTGTTCTTACCTGGATTTGAAGATCGAAAGCTTGTAAATTCCGTTGACAAAGCTAACTTTTTAAGGCAGGTAAAGGATCTCTTTGCATCAAAGGGAACAAGTAATGCCATTGAGATTTTATTTAAGGTTCTTTATGGTGAGGATAGTGAAGTAATCAAACCCATTGATTATCTTCTTGCTCCTTCTGATGCTGATTATGTAAAAACTCAAGATGTTATCGCTGAATTGATCAGTGGTAATCCCAATAAAATCGCAGGTCAAACATTACGTCAAACTGGAGATGATGTTACATCTGCATCAATTTTTGATGTAAAGTATACAGAAAGAAACGGTAGATCTTACTATCAAATAAGTCTTAGTAGAGAAACTATCAGAGGTAATTTTGAAATTACTGGTAGCTCTGCTTTAACTAATAGAGTTTCTATTGGTGATACTGTTTTAACAGTTGATTCAACTCTTGGTTTTAAAGATAGTGGTGAAATTTATGTTGGTGCTGGATTAACTGTTGGGATCGTTACTTATGCAAGTAAAAGTTCCACACAATTTTTTGATGTAGTTGGTGTTTCTTCTGTATATTCGGATGGTCAATTTGTAAGATCTGCCAATACTGTATATTCTTATGAAGATGGAGATACTACTAAACCAGTAGTATTAAGACTTACTGCAGTTGCAACTGGGTCTCCATTACATGGTGTTGGTTACTTGATGCAAAATGATATCTTGAAGGGCAAAACTCTTGGTAAGTTGAGTCTAGCTTCTGATCAGAGACTCAATACCTGGATTCATAATGTTAAAACCACAACCAATGTTTCAAAAGACATTGCAACTAATGTATCAAACATTGATATAGCAACTAATACAGTAAACACAAGTGATCCTCATTTGTTAAAATTTGGAGACCCAATCACATTAGTAGATTTAACTTCAAATTTCCCACAGAATGTGCAGGGTACTGTATCTCAAGTAGTATCTGCAAATGTTTTTCAATTTAATTTAATATCTGGAACACTCAATGTTAACACAACTTATAAGGTAAATTCAAATACTATTTTTGCATCTCATAATGATACTAATGTAAAAGTTGATGAATTTGTTGCAGAGGTTCAAAATACTTACATCGATAAAACCGATGAAAATGTATATGTAACATCTGGTAGCCTTCCTGCATATAAAATCTATGCAACAAATAGGAAGAAAACATTTTTGAATAGTGATGTAAATGGTGGTAATGATGCCATCAACATCGTAAATCATGGATTTATAACTGGCGATCTTGTAAACTACTCACCAGTTTCAGTTGGCCAAAGTGCCTTACCTGGTCTCTCTACAAATACTGATTACATTGTAAGTAAGATTGATAATGACAATCTAAGACTTTCTAGAAGTAATAGTGATGCTGTTAACAAGAGATATATTAACTTAGAAACTAATGATACTGTAAATCACCAAATTCTTCCTTCGGAATTATTTGGGAAAAATATTCAACATCAAAACTTTTTAAGAAAGTTTCCAAAAACTCCGACCCTTAACAAATCCAAAGAATTATTTTTAAACGAGCCTATTGGCATGTTTAAAAATGGAGTTGAGATTGTATCTAATAGATCTGGAGATTTTATTAGATACGGAATTGTTAAAAATATTGAAGTTCAAAATGGTGGTTCCAATTTTGATGTTGTAAATCCTCCAAACATCAATATTTCAGATTCTGTAGGAACAGGAGCCACAGCTTATGCAATTGTAGAAAACGGTAAGTTTGAAGGTATTGAAGTTGTATCTGCCGGATATGATATCAAAAAAACTCCAAATGTTGTAATTACAGGTGGTAATGGTAGTGGTGCAGTTGCTGTAGCTAGACTAAAAGAATCAAGAACAACTAGAAGTTTCAATGCAGAAAGTGATGTAAATGTCACGATTTATGCAGTAACATTTGTTGACAGACATTTGTTCGATAATGGAGAATCTGTATATTACAAAAAAGCTGATGATTATGAATCCATTGGTGGACTTGTAGATAATTCTTTATATTATTTGAATGTAGTTGATGACTATACTGTCAAATTTATGTCTTCGTATGAAGACGCTGTTGCTGGTATCAATACGATTACTTTAACTAGTAAATCTACGGGTACTAATACTTTACAATCCACGAAGATCAGAAAAGTTCTTGGATCTATCGTTGTAACAGATCCAGGATCTGGTTATTCAAATAGAAGACTCGAAGTAAACAGTTCGCCTTATCCAGCTACTGACTATACAACGGTAGATGATATTAAGTCTGGAATCAACACTGCTAATAACTATGTTTATTTTAAACAACATGGTTTTAATGATGGAGATTTAGTTGAGTATCGTTCCTCTGGTCCTATTTCTGGACTGTCTACCACACAAAATTATTATGTTTTAAAACTGGATGAAGATAAATTTAGAGTATGTTCTGCTGGTATTGGAACTACTACATCAGATCTGAATTATAAAAAATATGATTATGTTAAGTTCGGTGATAACGGAACATCCACACATACATTTAAATATCCTGATGTTCATGTAAGTGTTGAGACAATTAGTGGAGTCGCTAATACAGCTTATTCTCAACCAAGGGTAAGATCTATTTGTAGAGGTGAAATCACACAGTGTCCACTTACTGCACCTGGAGCTGGATATGGATCTTCTGATGTAATCAATGTACACAGAAGACCAAATGTCCAGATTTCTAATGGATCCAGAGGAGTTTTGGATGTCTTTATTGATGATGGTAAAATTGTTCAGTGTTTCATTGTAAATGCTGGTGGTGGATATGTTACTCCACCAGAAGTAGTGGTCAATGGGGATGGAAAATATGCAAAAATTATAACAAATATAACTGACGGAAAAATTACTAGTGCCACTGTTGTAGATACTGGTAAGGGTTATACAGCTCAAAATACTACAGTTTCTCTAACGTCTCCTGGATCTGGATCGAAACTTGAGGCTGAGGTAAACAAATGGGATATTGATATTTTCTCAAAATATAGACGAAGTATTAATGAAAATGATGATGGACTTATTTTACCCAGTCAAAATGAGAATTACGGTGCAAAATTTGTTCATGCATATGCTGGTAGAAAATTAAGATATGATTTCAATGATAACATTGAAAATGATTATTCTGAAAAATCAACAGTAACCCACTCTCCTATATTGGGATGGGCTTATGATGGATCTCCAATCTATGGACCATATGGACATGGATTTAAGACGGGTGGTGCAATCCGAAGAATGATTCCTGGTTATACACTTGCATCAAAAGGAAATAGACCACCAGAATCTTTGTTCCCTCTGGGATATTTTGTTGATGACTATATTTTTACTAATGATGGAGATCTTGATGAATTTAATGGCAGATTCTGCAAAACTCCAGAATATCCTGATGGTGTTTATGCATATTTCTGCACAATTCAAGCTACCAATAGTTCCGAATTCCCATTTGTAAACACAAGAGAACCTGCTTTCCCTTATATTCTGAATAACTTTAAGTATAAGAAAGATTCGTTCAATCAGAATCCTTCTTCTACTCAATCTCTCCCTATTTTGAACAGTGGAGATCTGATTAGAAATACTTACAATTATAAGTTTGGATTTGCAAATTCTAATTATGATTACCTTACAACAAGTCAAATAGATGAAACGGAATTAATTATTCGTACTACTGTTGAATCGGGTATCACGACAGTTAATGTCATTGATCCAGGTGAAAACTATAAAGTAAATGATAAAATAAGATTCAATAATCAAAACTCTGGTGGATCAGAAGCAACTGCTAAAGTAAGAACACTTGTGGGATCTGGATTGTCAACATTGTCCTACAACAGATTAGTTGTTTCTGACATTGAATTTGTATATGGTGATAGAACTGTGGTTGGAGTTGCAACTACAGCTCATAATTTGACAAATAATGATTTGGTAATCGTTGGTGGTATTGGCACTGGAGAACTTAAATTTATTCAAGGTCCAAGAACAATCGCAGTTTCTTCTGTTACTGGAGTTCTTCAAGAAAATCTTGGACCATCAACTGCCACTGGAGTTACGACTACAATTTTATTATCATTACCATCTTCAGCTGAAGACGCTATCGATGTTGATGATATTATTGGTATTGGTACTGATGAAAGAGTAATTGTATTGGAAAAATTACCACTTAGTGGTCGTTATAGAGTTAGTAGACAACCTGGATACATTGGTACTCACTTTAGTGGCGAACCTTTCAGTGTTGACCAACGTAAATTTAGTTACGATGTTGGAATTAATACAGATCTAAAAACTCAACAAAACAGGAAGATTATTTTCAATCCAATGTCCTCGATTGGTATTGGAACAACAGTAGTTGTAAAGACTGTTGCTGGAATTGGAACTACTACTGCAATTAGAGTTAAGTCTATTAATGAAACTATTCTTGAGGGTCATGAGTTACCCCCAGAAGGTTCTGATGCAGATAATACGATTACAATCAACGGCCATGGATTCCGCACAGGTCAAAGACTGAAGTACAATAAAGGAAGAGCTGGTATTGCGTTAACCGTATCTAATAGTGTTTCATTATCAAATCCATTCCAGTTGGTAGATGATCAGTATGTTTATGCTGTCAATAAAGGTACTAATCTTCTTGGTATAACAACTACTATTGCTGGAATTGGTACTACTTCTGCATCTTTGTATTTTACTGGGATTACCACAGAAGGTACGGAACATTTCTTCAAAGAAACTAATAAAGACTATACGGGACATGTCGAAAGATATGACGTATCAGTGGTAACGAGTTTTGAACACACTCTTAAATCTGATGATCAAGTAAAAATTGATGTTTCACCAAATGTTACTGTATCAAAAACAATTGAATATAACACGGTAGCCAGAAAAACATTAGTCGATGGTTACTATGTTTCTGCGGCATCAACTTTTGTTGGAGTTGGTGCAACTAATTCTACCATTACGATTACGGATCATAAATTTGTTCCTGGTCAAAAACTTCTTTATGAGGCTGGTTCTTCTGAAATTTCTCCATTACTTAATGATGGAGAATACTTTGCTCAAGTTATCAATGACAATCAATTTAGATTATCTACCAATTATAAAGATGCAACAAGTTTTGGTGGAAACTTTATTGGTATCACAACATTTGGTGCTGGAGTTCATAAATTCTCTGCAATTAATCCACAGATCGTTGCAACAAGAGGACAAACAATTGGATTCGCAGTTTCGGATAACTCACTAACCGACCTCAAACTTGAGTTCTATGAAGATGAAAATTTTGTAACTAAGTATGATGGAGCTGGAGTTTCTACAGAAGTCACTAGAAGTTCTGCTATTCCTGGATCTAGTGGATCTTTAGTTAATCTAAAGTTAACTGAAAATGTACCCACTCCTCTTTATTATAGACTTGAGCCAACGAATCTTGACGGAACTAGTGTAATTAAGAGAGACGCTAATCCAGATAAAACAGTTGTTGCTGGATCTAAAATTGTTATCAATAACAGTGTTTATTCTGGATCATTCTCAATTTCGACAACAGGTACAAATACGTTCCAATATCAAGTTGATAAAGAACCAGAATCTGAATCTTACACCTCATCTGGTATTAATACGTTCAAATATATCACTGACTCTAAAACTGCTAGGGGTGGAATTAATGAAATCAGAGTAACTTTTGGTGGTGTCAAGTACACACAAAATCCTGGTATTTCTACTATTCTCACTGAAAATGGTAAAAATGCTATTCTAAGAATATACGATGATTCAATTGGAAGACCAGCCAATACCGAAATGTTGTCGATTGGATATGAATATCCATCTGATAGAAGTCTTCAACCTAGTGTAGATCTACCAACAGTTGCTACTATCAGTAATAATTTTGCACTTAATAGTGTTGGTGTTACTAGTGGAGGTAGAAACTATATCAACCCACCAGAATTGATTGTTCCTGGAGCTCTTGATGTTGATCTTACCGCAGTTTTAAGTGGTACTGCTGTTGGTGAGGTAATTGTAAATCAATCTGGACAAGGGTTCAACGAAGTTCCTAATCCACCAAGAATTATTCCAATTCGCAATTCTAATGGTATTGGAATTGTATCTACTAGTTCTAACGGAGATACAAATACATTACAACTGGCTCAACCATTAAATGGTTGGACTCCTGCCACATTCCCATTTAGTGTTGGTGATAAAATCTTTGTTGAAGGTGTTGGAACAGCCCAAACAGTTTTTGCAACTACTGGTGGTTACAATTCTGAAAATTATGATTATGCATTCTTTACTGTTAATACTATCTCTCCATTAACTTCCAAACTGACATATTCTATTGTTGGACTTGGAACAACTGGTGGTACTTTTGATCCAGACACTTCAGCTGGTAGAGTTATCAAACAGTCTGATTTGCCCACATTCACTGGTGGATTAAATCCCGAACCTTTCTTTAATGGTGAAAAAATTACATTTGGTGCAAATGGAACTGGATTTGTTCTCGATCAAGATGGATATAATGAAATCACTAATACGTTAAGATTGAGATCTTTATCTACACCAATTCGTAATGGTGATGTCATTAGAGGAACTCTTTCTCGTGCTGCAGGAACGGTAGTAAATTTTGATTCTTATTCTGATTTCTTTAATACTGATTATGGAACAGAAAAAGAAAAGGGATTCCAAAAAGATACGGGTAAATTAAATGATGATTTCCAAAAATTAGAAGATAGTGATTATTATCAAAACTTCTCTTATTCTATTAAGAGTGAAGTTCCCCTAGAAACTTGGAAGTCGGCTGTTGACAGTATTGTTCATCCTACTGGATATAAAAATTTCTCTGATCTTGTAGTTAAGTCTGAAGCTACAGCTGGATTTGCAAGAAGTAGAGATTTAAAAGCAGAAAATTTAGCGAGCGACACTTCTTTGTTGGTCAGTATTGATAATGAGAAATCATTCTTCACTAGAGAAGATTATGATCTTGCTGGAGAAACTCTTATCACTGAGGATGTTTCCAAATTTATTGATCTTAGAAATAGAAAAATTTCTTCGTTCATTAATGTAATTTCAAACAAAGTAGACATTATTGATGACATCGCTCCTCAGTTTACTGGTATTGGAACCACTACATCAGCGGAAATCGTTGGATTGACCAGTTTTAGATTAACTTCTAGTAATGAAGTTATTTTTACAAAAACTTTTGATCCCTCCGATACCGACACAATTTCTGTGGGTTCTTCGATAATCAGAATTAATAATCATAATTTCCAAACAGGTGAACGTATTAAGTATGATCCAGGTGGTGCATATGGTGATAACCGACTTGGTATTACAGCCACTAGTGGAGTTCTTGGTGGTGTTTCCACAGACAAAATGCCTGCGGAAGTATTTGCAATTAAATTAAACAATAACTTCTTCTCTGTTGCGGGATTATCAACCTCCGCTACTTTAAATGATCCATTAATTATTCAAGGTATTGGAACTGGAACTGAACATTCGTTTGATGTTTTGAGACCAGACGATAGAGTTATTATTGAAATTGATGAGATTATTCAAGCACCACTCTTCAGAAGAAGAATTGATATTCAGTTGGATGAAGCTGTTGGTGTTGGATCTACAACAATCAAAGTTGTAGGCGTGACTTCTATGTCTGCAGGAGATTTGATTAATATTGATAATGAAATTCTTGAAATTACCAATATTGGAGTTGGAAGTACAAATGTTATTAATGTAAATCGTGGAGTACTTGGAACAGTTCCTGAAGCTCATGCTGTTTCAGCTGCTTGTACTGCTCGTGGTGGATCTTTCCACATCGTCAAAGATGTTATTTACTTTGTAACACCTCCATATGGACCAACTGGATTCAGTACATTAAGTCCTGGAATTGGCACTCAGTCTTCGTTCCAAGGTCGTTTGTTCAATAGAAAGGATCCAACTACAAACTTTATCTTTGATGACATTTCTCCAGACTTTATTGGTATTGGAAAAACATATACTCTTTTACAAGAAGGAGAACCCGTAACTGGTATTGTTACCACAATTAATGGTCCTGAAGTTGTGAATGAGGGTATTATTCTTATTGATAATATTACCCAAAGACCAACTGTTGACTTTAACATGGTCCAGGCACAAGATCCTGGTATCGGTGGTTCTATTATATTCACTGGCAGTAATCGAGATGATCTTCCAAAAGGTGGTATTGTTAATGAGTTCTCTATTGGTATTGGATCTGGATATCAACCACTTGTAGCTGCTGCAGCAACTGCGATTGTCAATGGTGATGGTGCCATTGAAAGTGTAGTTGTAACTGGTGGTGGTTCTGGTTATCGTTCTGGACCAGTTCCAATTGAAGTTCTCAATCCATTAGGTATTGGTTCTACTGCAGTTCTTCAGGGAACTATCGGTGCTGCAGGAACTGTTACTGGCATCACTACGGTAAGTGGTGGTAGTGGATATGCAAGCACAACTCCACCAATCATTGTCATCGGTATTGACACTGGTTATTCAAATATGACTTACACTGGCGGTAGTGGAAGTGGTTTCAAAGCTTCTGTTGTCGTTGGATCTGGTGGAAGTATTATTGATCTACAAGTAACTGATTTTGGTATTGGATATAAAAATAATGAGGTCTTGACAGTTGCTGGTATTCCAACTGATGCCGTTGGAGCTGCCTTTAGTTCTCATACCATTACAATTAATTCTCTGAAGTTTGATAAATTTGCAGGATTCTCCTTTGGTCAACTTCTTGAACTTGATGATTTCTCCAGTGACTTTAACGGAGTTAGAGATACATTTACATTGACCAGAACAACGACTGATAAGAGAATCATTAATATTAATACTGATCAAACCAACGTATATGTTGCAAATAACTTATTAGTATTCTTGAATGATGTTCTTCAACAACCTGGTCAAGCCTATCAATTTGAAGGAGGAACTCAGATTACATTTACAGAACCTCCTAAGGCAGGTAGTAAATTACAGATTCTCTTCTTCAGAGGATCTAATGATGATGTTGATGACGGTGATCCATTTGAGACCGTAAAAACGGGTGACTTCTTGCAGTTACAAAGAAAAGATGCCACATTACAACAAAATCGAAGACCTATTATCAATATTAGTGGTGTCAGTCAGGCAGAAACAATTTTGTATGCTGGAAAGGGAATAAATGATAATCCATTATTTACTCGTTCCGTTTCTTGGACAAAACAAAAGCAAGATTTGAATGTTGATGGTCAAGCTTTATCAAAAGCTAGAAGAAACCAAAGAGCAAAAATTCAACCAACAGCTTCAATCATTGTTGATGTTGGAGTTGGATCCGAAATCATCTATGTTGATAATGCATTCCCATTATTCAGTGCATATGACAATAGATCCACTCCAAATCAGGTTCCTATTGGTGGTGTCCAACTTGTTAGATATAATGATGTAGAAAGAGCAGATGGAGTTGTATCCGTTTCGGCTGGAGGTACGGTAGCCATTGCAACAGTTACTGATCCTGGTCGTGGATATCAAACTGTACCAACTGTTGCTTTTGCATCTACTATTCAACAAATCAGAGAAATCGGTAAAACCTGGACTCAACGTTCTTCTTATACCGACGTTGAATATCAGAGCGTTGATAGAAACAGTTTTGGTCTCTTTGTTGCGGTTGGCTCAACTACAGGTATTAATACATCAACCGATGGAGTTACCTGGGGAGATAGTGGAAATTCCACAACATTTGGAGACTTGAATGGTGTAATTGGTATGACTACTCATACCGTTATCGTTGGTGCTTCTGGCACGGTAGGTTACTCTACAGATGGTAGAAACTATCAACCATCCAAATTACTTAGAAGAAGAAATGTATTCCCATTAATCTTCTTTGATGACATCACAGTCACACAAGACTTTAATGATGTTACATTTGGTCGATCGGTTGGTGTTGCTGTTGGTGCAGCCGGAACGATTGCATTTACTAGTGCAGGTGCGGCTGGTTTTGGTACTGCATTTGAAGTCACTCAAAAGTACTCCAGTATAAATCTCAATGGTGTTGGTGCAAATCAAAATGTCTTTGTTGCAGTTGGTGAAAATGGCACTATTTTAAGATCTAACAACGGAGAATCCTGGACTGGTGTTTCTACTTCATCTGTCACAACTAATTTAAATCATGTCCATTATGCAAATGGCCAATGGATCGCTGTTGGTGTTGCAGGTACTATTGTTAGATCTTCTGACAACGGTATTACCTGGAATGTTGTTTCTGCAGGTAGCACATTTGATTTGAATAGAGTTGGTTATGCAAATAGTGTTTGGGTTGCAATTGGCCAAAGTGGAATGGTTCTCAATTCCGTTGATACCAATACTTGGTATAATAAGTTTGTTGGTGTTGGTACTGATTTTAATGGACTTGCATTTGGAGATAATAAATTTGTAACTGTCGGACTTTCCTCCAACATTTACTCTTCACAATTTGAAACGGTTTCTGCTGCCGGAACTGCAACGGTTTCTGCTGCAGGAAGTATTTCTGCAATCAATATCAATGAAGGTGGATTTGGATATGATCCATCTGCACCTGTTGAAGTTCTCATTGCATATGAACCACTTGTAAGAGAAACTATTACTAGTGTTGAAGTTGAAGGAGATTATGGCGATGTTGTCAGTGTTGCATCTTCCACAACAGGTATTGGAACTGATAGTCCAATGCTTATCTTTGAACTTGATTCCGATTCTTTCTTAAATCAAGCTGCATTTGGTGAAATTTCTAAATCTGGTATTGGTTCAAATCAATATTTCGTTATTACCAATTCTGTAACAGGTGCTCCCACAACTTCAATTACTGACACTGGATCTCCAATTGGTGTTGGTAAATCTTTCCTTGATAATGTTTACTTTGTATCTCAGAGAGATTTTTCAAATTCTGGTATTGTGACTGTATTCTGTAATGTTGAGAGTATTGCTGGTATTGGTTCAACTGACTTTGCACCAAGAATTGGAAAATATAGTTGGGGTAGACTGTTTAACTATACTAGAGATAGATTAAATCCTAAATCTTTCCCTGCTCAAATTGGTAATGGTATCGCTGGTTTGTCTACTTCATCTACGGCTACAAGAAGAGAACAAATCGGAGAAAGTTATAATGATCTTGATGAGACTTCATAAATAAACTTATAGAAAACTCGTAGTAAAATGCCCGCGATTATTTCTGATCAGTTCAGGATCCTAAACGCTGCGAACTTTGTCGCTGGTGTGGCGGATACGACACAATCATATTATACTTTCCTTGGATTGCCTAATTCAGGTGATGTAGGCCTTGGTTATGGTACTACGGATTGGAATTCTAATACTCCTGCACCTAAAGACGGTTTTAAGGAGTATAATGATGTTTATGACACTATGATTGCCCTTAAAAAAATGGGCACTGGTGATATAAAAAGGATGGTTAGAAAATACTCATGGGTTGCGGGCACAGTCTATGAGATGTACAAACACAACTATACGAGGGAAAATCTTTCCCCTCAAACAGCATCAACCAATCTCTATGATTGTCGTTATTATGTTGTAAACAGTCAATTTAAAGTTTACGTTTGTATAAACAACGGTCAAAGTCCTTCATCTCCAATTGGTAAACAATCTCTTGATGAACCAACATTCACTGATTTAGAACCAAGAGCAGCTGGTACTTCTGGTGATGGATATATTTGGAAATATCTTTATACGATTGTTCCAACTGATATTATCAAATTTGATTCTATTGACTATATCCCAGTTCCAAATGATTGGGGTACAGGAGATACTGCAGATGTAAAGAATGCTGCAGTTGATGGAAAAATCGAAACAGCTTTGATTGTTAATGCTGGTGGTGGTTATCAACCGATTTCCACAACATTTAACAATATTCCAATTCTTGGTGATGGTACTGGAGGGAAGGCATCCATCACTATTGATGCTCAAGGTAAAGTCAATAACATCACTGTTACTAATGGTGGTACTGGATATAGCCGCGGCACAATTAATTTCTTCCCTGGCGCGCCTGGTGCAGAAACTGGTGGACCAATTGCAGGATTAGCTGCGGTTGGTGTTGGAACCACTTCTGTTGCCGAATTTGAAGTAATTATTCCACCTAGTGGTGGACATGGACATGATGTTTATAGTGAACTAGGAGCATTCAGAGTTCTGATGTATTCTAGATTTGAAAACGATGCAACAAATCCAGACTTTATCACTGGTAATGATTTTGCTAGAGTTGGTGTAGTTAAAAGTCCAACAACACAGTCTGGAACAGTTCTTCAATCATCTAGAGCTAGTGCTCTGGTTGGATTAAAACTCAAAACAACTGGTGGTGGAAGTATTACTGACGTTGATTTTGATGTAGATACTCCCGTTTATCAAACCATTGGTGTTGGATCTACTGCAGTTGGTTATGTTGCAAGTTGGGACAGTGCAACTGCGGTATTGAAAGTTTATAATCCTGTTGGTCTTGGATCGACCACTTATGGATTCAGAAAAATAGACTTTACATCTCAAATAGGTGTTGGTGGAAATTACACGATTACTGGTCAATCTGCAGGTGGTACGGTTGGTATTGACACCAGTTTTGGATCCACTGCAAATCCTGGAACGGGAACTACGGTCGGTCAAGCTTTTGTTCAATTAGGGCAAAGTTTTGTTGAAGGTGTTGCTCCCTCAGAAGTTAAAAAATATTCTGGGGAGATCTTATACATAGATAACAGGGCCGCTATTCAACGTAGTGCGAGCCAGAAAGAAGACATTAAAATCGTTTTAGAGTTCTAAGAACATGCCACAAGAGACAAACCTCAATGTAAGTCCTTATTACGACGATTTTAATGAGGACAAAAATTTTAGCAGGATTCTCTTCAAACCTGCTAGTCCAGTACAGGCTAGAGAATTAACTCAGCTTCAAACGATTCTGCAAAACCAAATTGAAAGATTTGGTCAACATTTCTTTAAAGAAGGGGCTCAGATAATCCCCGGCCAGATTGCATACGATCCTCTCTACTATGCGGTAGAAATCGTTGACACCTTCTTTGGTATTAATGTATCCGATTACATCGACCAATTGGTCGGTAAAGTTATTCGCGGTGAAGAGACTGGTGTAGAAGCCAAAGTTGTAAATTATATTCTTGCAGAAGATTCGGAAAGGGGAACCAATACACTTTATATAAAATATTCAAAGTCAGGAAACGATTTTGAAACAGATGTTTTCCAAGATGGGGAAAACTTGATTTGTGATGTTGATATTGAGTACGGAATTTCTAGAATTGTTGCAAATACTCCATTTGCTGCCTGTATTCCATCTAATGCAACTTCTATCGGATGTGCTGCAGCTATCCAAGAAGGTGTTTACTTTATTAGAGGATTTTTTGTAAAAGTCCCTTCCAATACAATTATTCTTAATCAATATGATGCAAAACCCACTTTACGAGTAGGTCTTTTTATTGAAGAAAATATCGTAACTGCATATAACGATCCCACTCTATTCGATAATGCAGCTGGTTTTAGTAATTTTGCGGCTCCTGGTGCCGATAGATTCCAAGTTAAAACCACTCTAATTAAGAAAGATATTGATGAATTCAACGATGAAAATTTCGTTGAGTTGATGAGACTTAATGAAGGTGTACTTGAAAAATTTGTTGAGAAAACTGACTATAATGTAATTAGAGATGAATTAGCCAGAAGAACTTATGATTCTGATGGTGACTATTATGTGAAACCATTCCAAGTTTCTGTCAAAGAATCTCTAAATGACAGAAGAGGAAATAATGGTGTATATTTTGACAATCAAAGAACTGCAAACGGAGATGTACCATCCAACGATTTGATGGTCTATAGCGTGTCTCCTGGTAAGGCATATGTCAAAGGATATGATATTGAAAAAATTACTAACACCATTATTGATGTAGAAAAACCAAGAACAATCAAAACTGAAGAAGCTACCCAATTAGCATTCTCTCCAGTTTCCAGTGTTTTTATTAATAATGTCTATGGATCTCCTGTTGTTGGTTTTGGTACAACTTCAACACTGAGTCTTAGAACTAGAAGAGTCACAACTAACGGAAATGAAGTTGGTGATGAAATTGGAAATGCAAAAGTATATGACTATAAACTAGAAGCTGCTGCATATTCGGATCTTACAACTAAGTATGAAGTTCGTCTTTATGATGTCCAAACATTTACAACTCTCACCGTAAATACTGCACAAACTCTTACTACTCCAGTTCATGTAAAAGGTGCTAGAAGTGGTGCAAAGGGATTCCTCAAGAACAATGTGAGTGATGATACCACACTAACTCTCACAGATACTACTGGAACTTTTATTGTAGATGAACCTCTGATTCTAAATGGTGTTCAAGAACCAGTAACGGTCACTTCGGTTAGAGAATATAGTTTTGGAGATGTTAAATCACTCTATCAGAATGACGGAGTAAACACATTTACCGCAGACCTTGAACTTACTTCTACATCTAATGTTGTTCCACCAGGCACTAACGTTACTGTTAGATCTACTGGCGTTGTAGTTGCCCCTGGCAATCGTTTTGCGGTTGGTGTTAAGACAGGAGATATTGTTACCTATAATAGAAGTAATGTTAGTGATGCAACATTCAATAGAGTAACATCTATTTCTGCTGACGGATCTACAATTACTGTTTCTGCAGAAACAACTAGAAGTGGAATTTGTAATGGTGCTCTACCTGGTAGTAACGTTCAGGCTAGTGACTTTAAAATTATTAGACCTCAACTTTTGAATGCACGAGATTCTAAACTTATCACACCTCTTCCCGAAAAATTTATTTCTTCGGTTGATCTTGATGATGCTGATTTAGAAATCAGAAAACAATACATTCTGAATATTTCTTCTAGTCGTGGAACTGTAACTTTAGAAGATCAAGATCTTTTCTTCCAACCATTTGATGAAGAAAGATATAATCTTGTTTACTCTGATGGAACCATTGAATCTCTTACTAGAGGAAAGGTTATATTTAACTCTACATTTAAAACAGTAACTCTTAGGGGACTCAGCAAAGCTTCTGATAGTAATGCTATTCTCGTAGCGACTCTTAAAAAAGTCAACATTACCTCCAAAGGTAAAGATTTAAGTAGATGTAGTAAGTTAATTGTAAACAGATCTAAACATGAATATTCTGGAGCTGCAGGAACTAACTTTAATAATGGACTGACTTATAATACTGTTTATGGAACTAGAGTTGAAGATGATGAAATTTGTCTGAATGTTCCTGATGGCTTGCGAGTTCACGCAATTTTTGAATCCAGTACGACTTCGGCTCCGATTCTCCCATCAATTACATTAATTAACAGAAGTTCTGATCTTACGGATACAATTCAAGGAGAATTGGTAATTGGTGCCGATAGTGGTGCAGTTGCTAGGGTTGTTACAAGAGCTGCTGGAAGTGTAGACATTGTTTATCAAAACGAACTTACATTTGATATTGAAGAATCTGTTGTTTTCCAATCTTCGGGAATCAGTGGAGAAGTTTCTGCAATTGTAAGTGGTGATAATAATATTCTTACTGATTTCACCTTTGATAATGGTCAAAGAAAAGAATATTATGACTATGCAAGATTGATTAGAGATTCTGATGCTGCTGAGCCTAAAAAACAACTTGCAATTGTTTTCGATCACTATACTGTAGATAGTGGTTCGGGTGGAGACTTAGTAACCGTTAATAGTTATTCTCCAGATAATTATGATGAAGATCTTACTTCATTCAGAACTACGGTTTCTTCTGACTTCATTGATGTAAGACCTAGAGTTAAGAATTACGATCCTGCAACTGATACGGATTCTCCGTTTGAATATGATTTCAGGGACTTTTCGCAGTCTGGTACTTCTGTACCAAATATTCTTGTACCTGATGAAAATCTAACCATCGGATATTCTCATTATCTTGCTAGAACTGACAAACTTTTACTTAATAAGGATGGATTCTTTGAACTTAAGAAAGGAGCTCCTGCTGTTAATCCCGTTCCACCAGAAACTCCTGGTGGTGGTTTTGTAGTAGCAACTCTGTTCCATGCTCCTTATGTAAGAGCAGCTAATAGAGAAAGTAAGGTAATTTTATCTCAACATAAGAGATATACAATGTTTGACATTGGTCGTCTTGAGACCAGACTTAAAAATGTTGAATTCTATACACAACTTTCTCTTCTTGAAACAGAAACAGCAAACCTTACAATTAAGGATGCTACTACTGGATTGGATAGATTTAAGTCTGGATTCTTTGTTGATAACTTTAGAGATCATGGATCTCATGCGATTTCTAACAGAATGTTCAAAGCTTCTGTTGATAAGAAAAATGGTTATCTGAGACCTTCTCACTACACCACTGGAATCGATTTACTTCTTGGATCAGAACAAGTAGTTGGCATTGGAACAACTGCAAATCCAGATGCAGATCTTACACAGATTTCTGATTTACAATCTAATTCTCTCCAAAAGACTGGAGATGTTGTAACTTTAAAATATAAAGAAAAAGCCTTCATCAAACAACAATTTGCAACGACAACTGAAAATGTAAACCCATTTGCTGTTATTAACTGGGTTGGTATTATGGACTTAAGTCCATCTTCCGATGTTTGGGTTGATGAGAGAAATCTTGCAGTTAATAACATTTCTATGGAAGGTTCTTATGAAGCTTTCATGAGTAATCTTGCTATTGATCCAAATACAGGTTTGTCTCCAATTGATTGGGGTGTATGGGAAGAAGATTGGAGTTCCACGGACGTTTCCACAGAACAAATTGGCAGACAACTTGTCAATAGTCAACGCAGAACTGGTGATTGGAGACGAGGATTTACTAAAGGTGGTGAACTCTTACCACAAGCAAGTAAGGGTTTGATATCTAGAACTCGTGATATTAACGTTAGAGATAACTTTGATGTCTTTACTCAAGAATCCACAAAAGTCACGACGGGTCTGAGTAGATCTGGTATTCAATTCAAGGTTAATGAGAGAATTGATACTCAAAGTATTGGTACTAGATTGGTAAGTAAGGAAGTAATTCCTGCAATGAGATCTAGAAATATTGAGATACTTTGTAGTCGTATTAAACCAAGAACTCAATTCTATGCATTCTTTGACGGTCAGAATGTAACTAAGTACACAACACCTAAACTCCTAGAGATCAGAATGACTCAAGGTGTTTTCCGAGTTGGAGAAAAAGTTGAAGGCTTTATGCCAAAGAGAAGGAAAAATGGATCTAGTCCTGAATTCGACTTCCGTGTTGCTCAACCAAATCATAAGTATGGTGCATACAATAAACCAACAACGACATATGATGTAAATCCATATTCTGATAAAGTTGGTCTTGGTTCTAAGTATTCTTCTACAAGTTCTGTATTGAATGTTGATACGGCTTCGTTGCAACTTCAGGTTCTTGGTAAGTTTTCTGGTTATGCTGCAAAGGGAATGAGACTGGTTGGTAAAACTAGTGGAGCTGAGGCGGTAATCAGAGATGTAAGATTGATTACTGATGAAAAGGGAACCTTACAGGCTTCCTTCTTTATTCCAGATCCTACTGAAAATCCAACCGCTCCTAGTTTTGAAACAGGAGTAAAGACTTTCAGAGTTACAAGTTCTAAAGTAAATTCACTGAGTCCCGTAGACAATCCCTCTACTGCAGAAACTACTTTCCGTGCAGAGGGTACTCTTGATACTTTCCAAGAAGATGTTCTGAGTGTTCGTAATGCTGATGTCCAGAGAGAAACTCTGAGTGATTCTACAGTAAGATCTCAAACTGTAAACAGAGTTATTCAAACTCGATCATTTGAAGAAAGAACAGTACAACAAAACCAGTGGTACGATCCTCTCGCAGAATCTTTTGAGATTGTAGAAGAAAATGGTGTATTTGTAACTGCAGTTGATGTATTCTTTAAATCAAAAGATAAATCCATTCCAGTTACTTGTCAGATCAGAACCATGCAAACTGGTCTGCCTACAAATACAATTGTTCCATTTGGTGAGGTAGTTTATGAACCAAAACAAATTAAGTTATCCAATAATGGATCTGTAGCTACTAAGTTCGTTTTCCCATCTCCTGTATATTTGGCAGGAAAGAACGAATATGCGATTGTTCTTCTTTCGGCTTCAAACGATTATGAAGTCTTTATTGCAGTGATGGAACAGGAGGATATTACAACTCTTGGACTTCCTGAAAGTGAAAGAACAATTGTTTCTCAACAACCCTATATGGGTTCCTTGTTCAAATCTCAGAATGGTTCTACTTGGACTCCTGCACAATTTGAAGATCTTAAATTCAACATCTATAAAGCTCAATATGTGAAAACACCTGGTACTCTCAGACTTTACAATCCAGAAAGAGGTGAAGGTTCCCAAGGTCGTCCAAAACTTAGAAGAAATCCTGCAATATTCTTAAGTCAGGAAGTTAGAGTTGGATTTGGTTCCACCGTTGCAACTAGAGACTTTAATGTTGGATCTAGATTTACTCAAGTTGATAATACAACTGCAGAAGGTAATCTTGTCAAGTCTCTTGGTTCTATCAAGATTAATACAAGTAAAACTGAAGCTGGAGGTATCACAACAAATAGTGTTGGTACTGGATTAACACCATCTGCATCTGACTTTACATATACTGGAATTGCACTGACTTCAATTACAGGTGACGGTTCTGGTGCTATTGCTAATATTCAAGTTTCTAGTGGATCAATAGGTATTGTAACAGTAACTAATGGTGGATCTGGCTATGCAGTTGGTGATGTTCTTGGTTGTGATCTTGGTGAAACTGGTCTAAATGTAAGATTTAATGTTGGAATTCTTTCTGCAACAAATAGTGTAATTCTCGACAAAGTTCAGGGTGAATTTAACACCAGCAGTGAATTAATGACAATTAATGCTGTTGGTGTTGCATCTACTTTACCAGGTTCTTTACCTTCTTCAATTTCCAACACCAAAGCTTGGAGAGATGGACTGCATGTCAAGATTAATCATAGAAACCATGGTATGCATGGAAGTAACAACAGAGTTACTATTTCTGGAGTAGTTGGAGTCAATACAACAACTACGGTTTCCAGAAGATATGGAAATACTTCAACGGCTGATATTCGTGTTGGAAATGTTGGTGTATTTGCAAGTTTTGAAAATGTTGGCGTATCCACAACAAATCCTGGTTATGTGAAGATCAATAAAGAGATCATCGCATACACTGGTGTTAATGCTGGATCCACTCCACAAAGACTTACTGGTATCACCAGAGGTATTGATAATACGACGGCTGAAACTCATGAAGTTGGTGACACCGTTGAAAAATATGAAGCCGCTGGTATTTCTCTGAGGAGAATAAATACCACTCATAATTTTGCAAATGTTTCAAATGATATTCCCCGTGGACTTGATAGTTACTATCTCAAAGTTGATACAACATCAACTGGAGTCGGTACTGTTAGAGATGGAAGTAGTTCTTTCCCAACACTTAAGATTGCCGAGAGTGATAGAACTGGAGGAACTAAAGTAAGAGCCACTCAGAACACTCAATTTGAATCGGTAAGACCTAATGTACAGTTCTTATCTCCAAAAGATACAAATATCTCTGCGAGAATAAGAACAATTTCCGCAACTAGTGTTGATGGAAATGAGATTTCTTTCCAAGATAAGGGATTTGAATCTTTGGCTCTTGGAGGAAATACAACTTTCGATTCTCCAAGAATGATCGCATCTAAGATCAATGAACAGAATCAACTCAATACTCTCCCTGGTAATAAGTCTCTGACTATGGAGTTGGTACTTTCTACAGAAGATATTAACGTTTCTCCTGTAATTGACACCGATAGAATTTCTCTGATTACTACAACAAACAGAGTTGATAGACCGATTACAAACTATGCAGATGATGAAAGAGTAAATACTCCTTTTGCGGATCCAAACTCTGCAGTCTATCTCAGTAAGAGAATTGATCTTGAAAATCCAGCAACATTCTTACAAGTAAAACTGGCTGCATATCGTCACCCATCTGCAGATATTCGTGTAATGTATAGATTGTTTAGAACTGATGGTGTGGACAGTGAACAACCATTTGAATTATTCCCTGGATACAATAATCTGACAGACACTACTGGTGATGGTTTTGGTGATAGGGTTATTGATCCTAAGAATAATAATGGTCGTCCCGATAAGTTAGTCCCTGCTTCTAGAGTTGAGGATGAGTTTAGGGATTATCAGTTTACTGCAAGTAATCTTTCTGAGTTCAATGGATTTGAAATTAAAATTATTATGACCAGTACCAATCAAGCCTATCCTCCACTAGTCAAAGATCTCAGAGCAATCGCATACGCATGATGTACAAAAAAGTTGAAGGTCACTCTGAATTAATTAGAGATATGGATAGTGGTGCCGTGATAAACAACGACACCACTGCATATCAAAATTACATTACAATGAGGGAACAAAAAATTAAAGAAAAACAGAGACTTGATAATCTAGAAAATGAAGTGGGTGAAATTAAGTCTCTACTAAAAGATCTGATTAACAAATTGTAGACATAAATACCTTATAGATAACGTACCCTGTAATTATGGCAGTATATATTGTTAACTTAGTCATTAATCAGGGTGCTGACTTTAATCAAACCTTTGATTTGACTGCGGCTAATGAACAACCGTTACTCTTAACGAACTACACTGCCTCTGCCCAGATGAGGAAACATGCAGGCAGTAAAAATGCATACAATTTTACCGTAGAATTTACGGATAGAGCATCTGGCCAGATTAAAATCTCCTTGACTGACGTTATTACAAGGAGAATTAAACCTGGTCGATATGTTTACGATATTATTTTAACTGACTCAAACGGTGAAAAATCTAAAGTTCTTGAGGGTCAGGCACTTGTGAGGGAAAGTGCAACTAGAGAGTAAATGAATGGCTATCAAAGTTAGGGTTCCAGGTGGTCAAGGCGTTAAAGTTGTTTCAACGTCAAGAGCAGAATCGGGGGGTACATTAGCTGCCCTGGCAGATACTGACGTGGGAGATTTGGATAACGGATATATCTTGGTTTATAACGAATCAGAAACCAAGTGGAAATCTCAGTCTAATTTACCAGATGAACTTGATATTGATGGAGGTGCCTTCTAATGGCTATTATTCGTATCAAAAGGTCCACTGGTACGGTAGGACCATCTTCTCTTGGTATTGGTGAAATTGCCGTAACTCTAGTACAGGCGACTGAGGGTGCTTTTGGTAATGAGGCAGGTCGTTTATTTGTAGGAAACGCTGCTGGTATAGCTATAACTGTTGGTGGAGAATATTTCACATCACTTCTTGGACACCAACCATCTATCATTTATGATAACAAAGCTGTCATTGTTGGTAATGCTGGAACAGTAAACGATTGGAATGTTGTTGGATTCACAACATTAAATGACGTTGGTATTACTAGTGACTTAACTGTTGGTGGTGCATCAACTTTTACAGGAAGTGCAGAGTTTAATGATATTTCTCTTGTTTCTATTTCTGCAACAACTGGCTCGATTGACACTCTCACTGGTGTTACGTTGGCTTATGAGGATGTTAATTTTACAGGTATAGTTACAACTAACCGACTTAATATTAATGAAGATCTGTTTGTCAGTGGATTAAGTACTCTTTCCAGTCGTGTAAACATTGGTGGTAGTATATTTGCAGGTGCTGGATTTACTGAATTTAGTGTAAGTGATGACGGCAGACTTACTACACAACAAATAACAAACTATGGATTTACACCTAACGCTTTAACATATGTAGATGATACATATACACTTCGTTCTCCTGTTGGTCTAGCATACTCAGAAACTGATCTGAGACTTGAACTTTTTAATGGTGTTATTGGTGTTAATACACTACGCGCTGATGCTGGTGTTGTAACAACACTAGATGGTACTACTGTTAGATATAGTACTGGTATTATTACTACCCTTACGGTAGGTGCGGCTGGAACTCAGTATCAATTACCAGCTGGTGCTGGTACTACTGGGCAAATCTTGAAGATGAACCCTGATGGTACAACATCATCGTTTGCAACTCTTGATAGTAGATTAAATTTCCAAACAGATGACTTAGCCGGTACTGTTGGACTTGGTAGTGAAGTTTGGGATATTTTAGGAACAGCTAATCAAATTCAAACTAATGCACCTGGTATTGGTAGAACACTTACCATTGCATTAACAGATGATGTAACGGTTGGTGGAGCTTTAACGGTCTCTGGTGACACGACTATTGGTGGTAGTCTGACAGTTCAAGGTAATTTGACTTATCTTGATAGTACTATCACTCAAATTCAAGATAAAAAAATTGATCTTGCATATTCTGATAGTCCTTCAGATGTTGCAGCTGACGGTGGTGGTATTTCTATTAAAGGTAATACTGATTATGAAATTGTTTGGTCAGCTGGACTAGCTGCATTTACAGCAAATCAATCTTGGTTTCCATACAGTTCTAACACATATGATCTTGGTAGTGAAGCTGTTCAGTGGAGAAGTTTGTATGTTTCTGGAACTTCAGAATTAACAAATGTAACTATTGCTGGTATTGGTACTCTACAACAGGTAGAGATTAATTCTGGTGTTATTAACAACACCACTGTTGGTGCATCTGGCACGGCTACTGGTGATTTTTCCGATATTACTTTTAATGATGCAACATCTGGTGGTACTATTACAATCCCCACTGTTGATACTACAGATCTTGATGCCAGGGACATTGAAGCTACTGGAGTTGCAACAGTAGGTACACTTCGTATTGATATTGGACCTGCAGTAAATGCAGTTGCTTATGCTGGTACTGGTGGATTTGTTGGATATACTTCTGCGCCAAGTGCAGGAATCACAAGTTCTCGTTACTTATTGACATCTGTGGGAATTGGTGCATCCAACATTCCTGTTTGGACAGACACCATTGATTGTGGGTTCTATTGATCATGATAAATAGCTATTGAAGCTAGTTTTATATAAATGGCGAAACCTAGCACTAGACAAGAACTGATTGATTACTGTCTTAGACAGCTGGGTGAACCAGTTCTGGAAGTAAACGTTGATGAAGACCAGATTGATGATCTGGTCGATGACGCTCTGCAATATTTCCAAGAACGTCATATGGATGGTGTTGAGAGAATGTTTCTCAAACACCAAGTCCAACAATGGGAAATTGACGCTGCGAGAACTAAACAGATTGGTTCTGTTGGTATTCATTCACAGTCATTTAATGGGTCGTCGGGTGTAAGTACCACGGCAGATAACATAACGTTACCCAATCATGGACTTGCCACAGGAACACAAGTCTTCTACAGCCTTGGTGCTGGTTCAACATCCATTGGCATTACATCAGACATCGTACTTGCGGGTGTTGGTACAACTTCGTTTTTGGGAATTAGCACTGATAGTGTTGAACTGTATGCTATTGCAGATAATCGCAATCAGATTCGGGTGGCTGCCTCTCTTGCAGACGCAAAGGCTGGAACTGCCATAACCTTCACGAATGTTGGTGTTGGATCAACACACTTCATTACAACAAAAACAGAATATACAGAAGCGAGAAATTATATTGAAATTCCAGAACATATCATGGGTGTTCAGGGTATTTTCAGATTTGATGATAATACCATTTCCCAAAACATGTTCAGTATCTCGTATCAGATCTTCCTGAACGATGTTTACAACTTCAGTTCTGTTGAACTCTTGAATTACACGATGGTTAAGTCATATCTTGAGACCATCCAATTCTTGATAAGTCCAGATAAAAAAGTTAGATTTAATAAGAGAGGCAATCGATTATATATTGATATGGATTGGGCCTCTCAAACTGCAGGTGACTATCTTGTGATTGATTGTTATAGACTTCTGGATCCCTCTACATATTCAGAAGTTTACAATGATAGTTTCCTCAAGAAATATTTGACTTCGTTGATCAAGAGACAATGGGGTCAAAACTTGATGAAGTTCCAAGGAGTTAAGTTACCTGGTGGTCTTGAACTGAATGGTAGACAGATGTATGAAGATGCACTAAGAGAACTTGCAGAACTTCAACAAAGAATGTCGTTTGATTATGAACTTCCACCCCTTGACATGATCGGCTAATGACTCCTCTTAATCCTTTTTTCCGACAAGAAGTTGCCAGTGAACAGAGACTGGTACAAGATTTGGTCAATGAACATCTTCGGATGTATGGCCAAGAAGTTTTCTACATGCCTAGAAAATATCTGGGTACAGATGAAATTATGCGAGAGAATATTCTCTCCATGTTTGATGACGCATATCCACTTGAAGCTTATGTTGCAAATGTAGATGGTTTTCAAGGTTCTGGTGATTTGATGACCAAGTTTGGCATTAGAGTCACTGACGAAGCTACTTTTATTATTTCAAAAGAAAGATTTGAAGATTACATTGCTGATATTATGAGCAATGTCGATGTGGATGATAACAAAAGAAGACGAGATGAAGATGGATCTATTGCAGCTAGACCTGTAGAGGGTGATTTAATTTATTTTCCACTTTCTGATAGTTTATTTGAAATTAAATTTGTAGAACATGAAAATCCTTTTTATCAATTAGGTAAACTTTACACATATGAATTGAGATGCGAACTCTTTGAGTATGAACAAGAAGTTATTGATACTGGAATTGATCAAATTGATGATAATGTTGAAGATCTAGGATATGTTGTCACTCTTACTCTTTCTGGATTACAAGAGACCGCTTCTGCCATTTCGCAGTTAGCCGATAATGCAGTAAATCAAATCATTTTAGAAAATGATGGTATTGGATATGGCTCTACCCCTATAGTTTCTATTTCTACTTCCCCATATGGAAACTCATTTGCTAATGCAACAGCAGTAGCTATTGGAACAATTGGAGCTGGTCAAACTGCATACTCTGTCCAGTCTGTTAGGATTACTAATCCAGGTTTTGGATATACAGAACCACCTACAGTTACATTTATTGGGAGTGGAACTGGTGCAAAAGCTAGAGCACAACTTGCAGATGGTGCAATCTATGCATCTCTTATTTCTGGAGGTGGATTCCCTGGTGGTAGAGGATATACTGTTGCTCCAAGAGTTGCTATTACCACTTCTCCAGTTGGTGTTGCTAGTGCAAACGCAACTGCAGAGATTCTGGTTTCTACGGCTGGAACATGTTTTGGTATACAACTGACCAATGCTGGTTTTGGATATACATTACCACCTGCAGTCATCATAGACAATCCTGATCAGACAAGACCTGCACGAGCAACTGTTGGAATTAGTACAGTTGGTTTTGGAACCATTTCCGCACCAGTCATTATTACCGATGTTGGAATTGGATACACAACTGCACCAGAAGTAACTGTTTCCACACCATCTGGATTTAGATCTGGTATTGTCACCGCAGGAATTGGGATTGGTAGTACAGTCAATTCACTCTCTATTGATTTTGGAGGCGTTGCATATGTATCCGCACCAGTATTAACACTATCATCACCAGGAACAGGAACTACCGCTACTGCAACTGCTTTTGTTAACACAACGACTGGTATCGTTACAGGTGTAACAATTACAAATCCTGGTCTTGGCTATACCGAACCACCTACAGTGTCTTTAAGCGGTGGTATAGGGACGGCCACCGCTACCTCAACAATTAATTCAGATGGTATTGTGACTGCGGTATCCATCACATATGTGGGTGCTGGATATACAACAGTACCAAGTCTGTCTTTCTCCTCTCCTTCGTTGGGAATTAATACTGGTAATTTCCTATACAATGAGATCATTACTGGTGAGACTGGACTATCTACAGCTCGTGTCAAAACTTGGGATGCTGATGAGGGCAAACTAGAAATTTATAGTGTGGCTGGTGACTTTAGAATTGGTGAAATTATTGCAGGATCTGCTGGAACGGTAGGTGCTGCAGATACATCTCATATTACTGGTAGATATGCTCTCAAGAGTATCTCTTATGATAATGATACCGAAGTTAAAAACACAGATTCTTTTGCACAAAATAAACAGATTGAAGATGAAGCCGAGGATATTCTCGACTTTACAGAATCCAATCCATTCGGTACTTTCTAAATAGTTAAAAAACATCATGGTAGGCACATATTTTTATCATCAAATTTTAAGACGTACTGTTATTGGTTTCGGTACTCTTTTTAATAACCTTGAAATTCGTCAGAAAAATGATGGCGGTTCTGAAGAGAATCGATTAAAAGTGCCTCTGGCTTATGGACCAATGCAAAAGTTCTTAGCCAAGATTGATCAGAATGCAGATTTAAGAGGGAGACCTGCGATCACTCTTCCTCGATTATCGTTTGAAATGACTGGGATCAGTTATGATCCTACAAGAAAAGCCACAGTAACTCAAACATTTAAGAGTAATAGTGGATCCACCCAAGGGAACATCAAAAAGGTTTTCATGCCTGTTCCTTATAATGTTGCATTTCAACTTAGTATTGCAACAAAAACCAATGATGACATGCTTCAAATCATGGAGCAGATTCTTCCATATTTTCAACCAGCATTTAACATTACTATCAACTTAGTGGATAGTATTGGTGAAAAACGTGATATTCCCATTGTAATTGAAACTATTAATATGTCTGATGATTACGAAGGCAACTTCGATAATCGTCGTGCAATGATTACTACCATCACATTTACGGCTAAGACTTATCTGTTCGGAGCCATTGCAGATTCTCCAGATGGACTTATCAAAAAAGTTCAGGTGGATTATTTCACAGATACAAATATTGTGGAAGCCAGAAGAGAGGCTCGTTATCGTGCAACTCCTCGCGCTCTGAAAGACTACAACGATGATAAGACTGGAGCTCTTGCAAAAGAGTTAACATCGAAACAAACTGTTCTTACGGTTAACAATGCGGCAGGATTTGCAGCTGACGATTACATTGTTATTGGTTCTGAAAATATGCAAATTCGTTCCATCTCGGGAGATACTCTCACCGTGTATCGCGGTGTTGATGGAACAACAGTCAGTGACCATCCTTCTGGAACTACTATAAACATTATTAGTGGAACTAGAACTCCCGATCTACCACTGACTGGGGATGATGCTCTGATTCTTGATGGAGATGACTTTGGTTTCAATGAACTAAGTTCTTTCTATCAAGACTTCAAACAATATTCTCCTTCTCAAGGAACTGATGTTTAATAGTGAGGAATCACAATGGCGAACGATCCAATCGGGGATGCTCTTGACATTAATGCGACAGATGGATGCGGTGAGGTTACCCCTATTAAGCGCGATGTTGAAATCGTTGGAAAAGAAGAAAAAACAGACTTAAAGAGAGATTACGAATATACCCGTGGTCAACTTTATTCTCTCATCGAAAAAGGTCAAGAGGCCATCGATGGGATTATGGAGATCTCACAAGAAACGGGGTCTGCCAGAGCCTATGAAGTTACTGGTCAGATAATTAAAAGTGTGGCTGATGCCACTGATAAATTATTAGACCTACAGAAAAAATTAAGAGACATTGAGGAACCCAAAGAAAAGGGTCCTAATAATGTAACCAACGCACTATTCGTAGGGTCAACCGCTGAGTTGCAAAAACTTCTTAAAAAAGGAAAATTAGATGGCTGATTCTAACCCCGAAATTAAAAAGGAAAGTGAGGATCATGATCATGAAGACAAAAGTGAAGTTCTTGGTAATTTGGTAAAAGTAGTCGTTCTTATTTGGTCTGCGTCTCTCTTAACTTTTAGTTATGTTCGTTTGCCAAATGGTCAGAAAATCTTAGACTTTGACCCGACGTTTATCGCTTCAGTTTTTAGTGGCTCTTTGGCCGCTTTTGGACTGAGCCCCGCTAAAAATGGTAGTGCTCCAAAGAAAGCCCCGCCGATTGGTAAAAAGGAGGAACAAAATGCAAAAGTTAATTAATGTTATCGCACTCTTATCAGGACTGACCTCACTGGCAGTTCTTGGTGGTGGTGCTTATTTGTATACACAAAAAGATGCTCTCGTAGAAAATGCCATCAATAAGGTTACTGATGCTGCTGTAGCAGGCGTTGCTGGTGCCCTACCAGGGATGCTAGACGCTGCTATGCCAGAGATGCCTGAGGTAACTGGTGGTGTTATTCCAGAAGGTGATACGTCCCTTCCTAAGACGACTGGACCTGCTGTGCCTTTCTAATGCCCGAAATTCGTGATATTGAAATTCGTGATTTAAATGTACCCGACATTCAACCCTGGGTAACAAATCCACCAACATCCATACCTATAGCTGTGCCAGTCACAGTTAAAATTGGTGTTCCTGTTGTGGATATCCCAGGGTGTGTCCAGGCTCACGAATCAAAGAATAAAAATAAAAACCTCGCTCAGGATGATGAAAATGGGGTTGTAACTTACTGCGATGGTGGCATTCCAAGTTATAACCCTATTGATTATTCACCAGAAAATCTTACTATAACTAAACCCGCAAAAGTTCCCAAAGTTCCCTCACCACCAACTCCAGAAATACCAACTCCAGAAATACCTGCAACACCTCCTCAAACTGCAGTTATAAAAAAACCTGTGGAAGAAGTTCCACCAGAAATTCCCTGGACAGAAGAATATTTACCATCCCCTGGTGCAGTAACAACTACAGCTTCTATCGCAGTTGTTGCTACAACTTCAGCACTTATGGCAAAACCGTTGGCAGACTTACTGTTGAAAGTAGTCAAACCAACGGTCAAAAAAGTTATTAAAAAGATCGCTGCTATCAGGGGGAAGTCTATCGTCGTTGAGTCTGTAAAGGACCGCCGAGATCATCAGCGAATTCGCTCACACGCGATTCGGAAGTTGAAGGGGAAGGAATAGTATGTCTATGTGGTTTGATATAGTTAACGTTATGAACCACCACATCTGCACATACTGAATAGTATGGACTTTTGGGATGAAATTGAATTCCTTGTTTTAATAATTCACCGCAATTTTTAAGTCTTGCAATCTCAAAATCTAAACGTTTATTTGCAGTAAGTTGTTTTTGTAGTGCAATTTGAGTTGATGCAGCTTCTTTACATTGATTCTGAAGTTTCCTATCTTGTGGAATACTCCAAGTAGCACTAACACCTAATGAAAGATTGTAATTATCTTTCTGACCTGTTCTTGTGGGAACTTTGTATAAAATTGATCCTGGATTATCAGGTGCTCCATCATCATTGATATCTCTCATGTCATAGACTGGAGAATCAAAATATGGTTCATATGGTTTTTGAATTGAACCACTACCCGTGATGAAAGGAGTAATGTTTAGAGTTGGCCCTTGACACTGGATACCACCGCCATAGGTATTCGTGATATATGGACCTTGTAAAACTTGGATAGCTTGATTGGTAACAGATCCACTGGAATTAGCCACAGGAGCTGCGGTTGCACTAACGCCACCAACAGTTTCTGCGTTGACTGGAGATGCAAATAGTAATGCAATTACTGCTGGAAGATACTTGTAGTGTCTGTTACGCTGGTAACCTCTGTTACCCTTTGAATTATCGTCTGATTGCTTAAACCAGGACCTTGATATGTTTCGGTGAATTGGAACGCATTCCCTGGTGTTGTTTGCGTAAACGTTGGTTTTCTTGTCACACCTGTCCATGATGATGTTACTCCATCAATATTTACATTTGTTGATCCAGTTCCTGGAGATAGATTGCCATTTACTGTGATACCCGATCCAGTTGCCGAATATTGATAGCCAGTATTGTAATCCATAGAGTTTATGGTTTCGGTAACCTTTGAAGTGGTTTCCGTATGGCTAGTCATTGAGCCTTGGGTAAAGTTTGGCACGACTGGGACAGCTTGTGCTGCCCCATGCATGACACCAAGAACCAACCCAAGACCGATTGCTTCTTGTAATCTAGTCATTTATTTAACAGTGATTTCGGTTACAAATTGTCCTGTAGCGGATGTACCTGCTCCACCAGCAGTTAATGACATCGTGCCAGAAGTATCGATGCTACCAGCGAGAGAACCAGCCACGCCACCAGAAGTTGTTGTGACACTTCCAAATGCGGGGAGGGATGCAGCCACACCGCTACTAATGGTCGTTCCCGAGGACACTGCATCTCCTTCGATGAAACTTTCGCTGAAGGAGTAGGATGTTCCGTCTGTGGGAGCGGAGTAATCGGTTGCTGTGTAACCAACTGCGCTACCAGAAGTAAGTGTGCCAAGTCCACCCTCTGTTGTGATTGAAACGTTACTCCCACTTACAGAATAGGTAGAACCAAGTCTAGTTGCCTGAGAGGCAGCAGAATCAACACTTAGTTGAACTGATGTAGAAATCTTGTGAGTAATATCGGCATGTGCGGGGGCCGCCATCATTAACATAATAAGTGGGAGAAACTTACGCATGTTGATACTCCTGTGACCAAAATATTTAGGAGATAGAACTTCTAAATAATAAAAAGGCATCCATGTGGATACAATGGGACTTCTCTCTGAGAAAATCGAACGTTATGTCGAAGTGGGCCAAACCATTGTAGTTAATTTACTTTGGAGAGGTCAACTTTACAGACTTCAGATGTTCTTTCCTGGGGCTAAGTTTCCAACCAGACAAGAAGTAACAAAACAAGTACAGGGCATTTATCCAAATGCAGTTGTACAGACTGTTTCTCCTACTACCACTGATCCCACTAAACCAACCATTCGTGTTGCGAAAGAGGGTTGGTCCGCAAAGTATAAAAAGTCTATTGACTGTGATAACCCCAAAGGTTTTTCGCAACGTGCTCATTGTCAAGGTCGTAAAAAAATGGCAGAAGAAAAGGACCATGAAGTTTCCATGGCTCATTCTCAATTAGATAAGACCATTGAGAATGCCAAAAAACTCAAGAAAAAGTTAGGTTCTAAAGAAAAGAATCTTCCTGCATGGGTTCAAGCCAAAATTACCGACACTGATCACAATATGGACGCAGCTTCTTCTTATACTGAAGAAACTGTATCCGAAGAAGGCCTTCGTGATTGGTTTGGTAAGTCCAAATCAAAAGATGGTAAGAAAGGTTGGGTCAATGTTGTAACAGGTGATTCCTGTGCAAGTGATAAACCTGGTGAGGGTATTCCTAAGTGTGTATCTTCTGCAAAAAGAGCTAGTATGTCTAAGAAAGAAAGACTTGCTGCTGCAGCTGCAAAAAGAAGAGAAGATCCAGGACAACAAAAAAAATCTGGAGCTGCTGCTCCAACCATGGTAAAAACCGACAGAAAAACTAGGAAGGAGGAAATGGAAGTTAACGAAGCAAAGGACAAACCAGGTAAGGGTAGTGGTAAGAAAGATGCTTGCTACCATAAAGTTAAGTCTCGTTATTCTGTATGGCCTTCTGCATATGCATCTGGAGCACTAGTTAAGTGTCGCAAAGTTGGTGCTGCCAACTGGGGTAACTCTAAGAAAGAAGATTATACCTACGAGTTCAATGATGAATACTACGACACTCTCTTTGAAAAGTGTTGGAAGGGTTATGAGAAGAAAGGTATGAAGACCATGTTTGGTAAGAGATATCCAAACTGTGTCAAGAAAGAAGAAGTAGAAACAGTAGAAAGACTCGATGAGGAAGAGTACGATAAACTCAAAGATAAGAAACTTGGTGGTTATACAGTCAGGGATCGAATCAAGGATGATGATGAAAAAGAAGTAGAAGAACTTGATAGTATTGCAAATAGAATCAATGCTATTAGAAAATCTATCCAAAGTAGAAAGAAAACAACCACTCAGATGAATGATTATGAGCCAGAAGGTGATATGGTTGAACAAGCAACATATCGTCAAAGAAGTGGTACTGATATGACTGTTCCTTCTGATGTATATCAGGGAAGACCTGACCTTAGAAGGTCTCTTGAATTGAGAGGAAGCCAACTTTCTAGAAGAGAAAGAGGTTATTTTAAATCTGCTGGTGGTTATGCTCGTATGCAACAAGATAATCAAACCATGCAACAAGTGATAGATAGGGGCAGAAGAAATCAGGAAAGGCTTTCATCAAAGCAGGTCAATACTGCAAATTGGACTGATGAGAAGGGACGCAAAGTTTACGCTGGCAACCCTCCTATGAGGTTTAATGTTAAAAATTCTTTTGAACCAGAAGGTGAGCAGATTGATGAGTTCAACATCATCCAAAAGGCAATGGATGTAGTTGATAAAATCAATAGGCAGAGTGCGGAAAAGGTAAAGAGAGTTAATAAAGAACTCGGTCGTGGTGCTGCCACTATGCCGAAGCACGGTTACTTTACTCCAAAAAAGAGCACTAACGAGTCAGCAGCCTGGACAAGGAAAGCAGGAAAGTCTGAGTCTGGTGGTCTCAATGAAAAAGGACGTAAGTCCTACGAAAGAGAGAATCCTGGTTCTGATCTAAAAGCTCCTTCAAAGAAAGTCGGTAACAAGAGACGTGCATCATTCTGTGCAAGAATGAAAGGTATGAAAAAGAAACTGACTTCAGCTAAAACTGCTAACGATCCCGATAGCAGAATCAATAAGTCCCTCCGCGCCTGGAACTGCTGATCATGAAGACATACAATCAATTTGTACAAGAGGCATACGCCGTTTACGAATCAAACCAATTGGATGAAAATCCTCTACAGGCATTTAGAAATATAATGAGCAGAGGTATGTTAAATCCTTTTGGTGGGAGAACAACTGTTAGATCTGGTGCTGCTGGAAGACAACAGGTTCCCGTTTATCGAGGAAGACCCTACAAAGGTAACCTGAAAATTAGTGGTAGTAGACCAGCATTTAGTACAACTAATCCACAAACAGGAAATACATACACAAATCCTGGCGCAAGGAAAGGTGTACCAGGAACAGGCTCCCAAACAAATCCACGAGGAACATTAGATAGATCAACTTTACCGCAAAGATACATTGATAAATATGGTGGAAGATCTGTTCTTGGTCAACAACAAATCAAAATGTCACCATCTGCAGCTGCAAGAACTTTTGGTGGAACAGTAACTCCATCAAATACTAGAAGACGTACCACTCGTAATACTTCTCGTAGTAGAAGAGGTGGAACTGGTGGATTTGCATCTCGGGGTATGACAGCAACACCATATGGTGTTGGCCTTGGTGCTTCAGGTGGTCCTATTTCACCTGGCGATTTGATGGGTCGTGGAGGAGTCTGATATGAAATCTTTCAATCAATTTTTATCCGAAAGTATCACCATTAATGGTGATTTCAATGGAACCCTCAACGTAGGGGGTTCCCAACCAGAACCTGCACAGGAATCTTACTTTGCAGATATTGTCTGGGAAGGAAGTCTTTATCGTCTTGAACTGAGAGGTAAAATGACTTCGAAAGACGAATTGGCCGAAAGTCTCCAATCCAAATATCCTGGTGCGTTGGTCCAACAAATTTATCCCAATGTTGAGAGTGAGCTAAATATTAAAAGCGCAAAACGTTATCATCCTGCAAAATTAGATTGGGTATAATTCATGGCTCAGTGGAATAAGAATACACAAGACTATCTCAACCAAGAGAGAACTCTTCATGAAGTTTTCATGTGTGCCGATAGATACGGCAACATTGGAAACTGTGGAGTTGCTACTGGAGTAGGTGGTGGAGGATATGATGCGTTTGGTAGGATGCGTGTATCTGAACCGTTTACACTTGCAGACTATTCCCACATTTATGGTGAAGAAGTTGAGTTATTAACCAAAACAATCGGTGCTGGTTCCACAACCGTTACAAACGCAAACACTGCATCTATTGGACTTGTGGTTGGTGTTGCATCAACTGCACAAGTGATACACCAATCTAGAATGTATCACCATTATATGCCAGGTAAATCTCAGTTTGCCATGGCAAGTTTTAACTTTATTGATTATAGAGAAAATACAACTAAAAAACTTGGATACTTTGATGATAGAAATGGAGTGTTTCTTCAACAGACTGGAGATGGTACTGTTTCTATTGTAAGAAGATCGTATAGTACAGGAACCGCAGTTGATACTGTTGTAAATCAATCTGACTGGAGTTTGGATCCCTTAGATGGAACTGGTTCGTCTGGAGTATCCGTTGACTGGACAAAAACTCAACTGTTCATCACAGACTTTCAGTGGTTAGGAGTTGGAAGACTTAGATGTGGATTAGTTCTGGACGGAACCAATTTCTATTTCCATGAGTTTCAACATGCAAATAATCTAAATCATGTCTATTGGAGTTTACCTTCACTTCCAATTCGTTGTGAGGTTGCAAATACTGGCACTGCTGTTGGTATCACATCAATGGAACAGATTTGCTCCACTGTGTTGAGTGAAGGTGGATATGTTGAGAGTGGTGTTGAGTTTGGTGCATTTAATGGACCAATATCATTCTCCAACTCTGGTGGAGCAACTGCAAGACAGTGTGTTATGGCTCTTCGTTGTAAGAATACATTTAAGGGAATTCCTAATAGAACAACTGTAAGGCTAACTGATATTGAATGCTTGAGTGATTCTACAAATTGCAGAATTGAAATTTGGAGATTGCCAAGTAACAACAACATTACTGGTGGAAGTTGGGTAAGCGCGGATGATGATTCGGCAGCTGAGTATAATGTTACGATAGGGACTAACTTCACAACAACTGGTGGAGATTTGAGACAGGCATCTTTGATTGCTGCAAACAATCCATCGGGTCAGCAAGCATCCTCTACTGTGGCATTCAATCCAACTGCGGCTAGAAGATCTTACATTGCACAAAACATTGATTCAGATGATAGTAATATTTTTGCTGTCATTGTGAATAACTTAGACACTAACACAACAACAGATGTCTTCAATACTATTCAGTGGCGAGAAACACGTTAATGTGTTGAAACAAGTATGAAGTTATACTGCGGAAGTCTTAAGAAATAGTGTATCTTATAGATACAGCTTAAGCCCAAGTAGGATATATGTATCCAGATTTGATTGGTCTTTATTTGACCATAGCCATTGTTGCCTGGATGGTTTGGTATGCAGGTGTCGAAGGTACTTTGCGAGTATTCCGATATATTGAGTTGACACTCTTATATCAGGTAACTAGAATACGATTGTACTTCATGAGACGCAAGTTGGAACAACAACTTGGGATCACACCTAACAAAAATGGAAAACGACAGAACAATGTCTGATCTCTCCATGGAGAGAAAGGAATGTCCCAAATGCCAGGCCACTTGGATTAATGGTCAACATGTTTGGGCAACAGGTAGAACTGGCAACGAATTAGATCTTGCGGGATTGGTTTGTAATAAACTTGGTGATGATCAATGTATCAATCCATCAAAAGGTATTGACGGTGGAGACACCTGGGCCGAACGTGCTGGATATATTAAAGGTGCGATAGATGCTCGCAAAAAAATGTTAGAAGACCTTCGAGATGCCTCATCGGATGAATGAATTGAAACCTGAACAATATGTCACTCGTCAAGAGTGTCAGGAGATGATTGATGATGCTATCAGAAGACACAACCGTAATGCTTCTATCATTAGTATGTGCGTCGGCTGGGTGGTTCTTGCTTTATTTGCTGAGGGACTACTAAGGCTTATTGGTGTAATTGATCCCATTTTCCCATGGTTAAGTATTACTATTAATTAAGTTTTATCCTGAAATCAAAATATGTATCATTGCGATCATAACTTAATAAAAATATATAATGTAGACCTTGGCAATGTGCCATGCAAAAAGTAAACAAGTTCGTTTTATCTATTACTATCTCTATTATTGATTATTTTTACAGAGGTAGACACTTTCAACGTTTTTGGGTGCTTGAGGAGATTGCTCGAGCACCCTATTTTGCTTTTTTGAGTGTATTACATTTGCGTGAGAGTATGGGACTTCGTGGTCCTGAACATCTGTATTTGATGAAAGAACACTTCGCACAGAGCGTCAATGAAACAGAACATCTTGAATATATGGAAAGTAGGGGCGGTAACACTTATTTTGTGGATCGCTTTGTCGCCAGACACCTCGTACTTGTCTATTATTGGGTCAATGTGGTTTATTATTGGGTGGCTCCTCGTGCTGCTTACCATCTCTCCTACGAAATAGAACTTCACGCCGCAGATACATATGCACATTATCTTGCATACGAGGATCATAATGATCAAGACATTATCAGAATTATGAATGATGAAATTCATCACGCACAAGAATTACACGCCGCAATGGAGATGATCAAATGAGAGTAGGATTAATTGGTTTAGGTAGAATGGGCGAGGGTATGTCTCGTCGTATGATCAAATCAGGTATCACAGTTTATGGATATCGCAAAAATTATAAAAAGGCTGAAGAACAATTTGAGAAGGGTTATATCAGTGGATGCACCACTTCTATTCAAAGCCTTGTTCAAGTAGTTGGAGAAAAAGGTCCTGGCATCTATATGATGGTAGTACCCGCTGAAACTGTGGAGGACACACTCAATGAGTTACTACAATTTTGTGGTGAAGGAGATATTATTATTGATCATGGCAATTCCAATTTTAAAGACTCTCGCCGCAGGGCAGAAAGGTTGGCTAAACTTGGCATCCAATATCTTGACTGCGGTACTTCTGGTGGAGTTTATGGTCTGGAGCGTGGATACTGTCTTATGGTTGGTGGTGCAAATCATGCAATATCCGTCTGCGCTCCTATCTTCCGCGCCCTTGCCCCAGGTATCGGGGCCGTTAACAGAACTAACCCACTCAGCCATGAGACATCTGCCGAACATGGTTGGTTACATTGTGGTCCAGCTGGAGCAGGTCACTTTGTAAAAATGGTACATAATGGTGTTGAGTATGGAATCATGCAAGCATACGCAGAAGGATTTAATATCCTGCATGAAGCTAATGCTGGGTCAGCTTATGTTAAGGAGGGCGATGCTGAGGTTGCTCCGATGGAAAATCCAGCAGACTATCAATACGATATTGATGTTGCTGAAGTGGCTGAGTTATGGCGTCGCGGTAGCGTGGTTGGTAGTTGGTTGCTTGATCTTACCGCTGATGTATTACGCCGCGATAGTGAGCTTAGCAAGTTCGATGGGGGAGTATCAGACTCTGGTGAAGGTCGTTGGACAGTTCACGCTGCTGTGGATCTTGGCGTACCCGCTCCTGTTATCAGCAGCGCGTTGTATTCACGTTTTGAGTCGCGCCGTCTTGGTACTTTCGCAGCCAAGGTTTTGAATGGAATGAGAGCTATGTTTGGTGGTCATGACGTTCGCTGATGTCTTACTTTGGGCAGCACTACCTTTTGTATGTGCCACCATCTATTTCGGGATACGAAAAGGTGAAAATGACTACTATGACTCAGACGACTACGATGGAAATGGAACAGCACACTGAACCCCTTACCAGAGGCATAGTTATCTTCGGTGCTACTGGAGATCTATGCAAACGAAAACTCATTCCAGCACTACATAAACTTTGGGAGAAGGGTCTTCTACCAGCTGGTTTTTTAATCACTGGTTGTGCGAGAAGATCTCCTTCTCCTTCTGAATGGAAAAAAACTCTTGGAGATTATCCAGAAGAGTTTTTGAATCATCTGGATTATATTTCTGCAGATCTCTCTAATCCAGAGTCACTAGAAAAACTTCCAGATTTAGACGATACAACTTACTTTTTATCTGTTCCCCCAGAACGATATGAGAGTGCCATCATCAATCTCAAAGCAGCAGGACTCCTTGAACACCCAGAACTCTCTCGGGTGGTTATCGAAAAACCCTTTGGATACGATTATAAATCTGCTGATCGTTTACAGTCTGTGGTTAGCCGACATCTACGGGAGAAACAGGTATATCGCATTGACCATTATCTTGGTAAAGATACTGTTAATAATATCCTTGCCACCCGTTTTAGTAATATTCTTCTGGAACCACTTTGGAACAGGCAATACGTAGAAGAGATTCAAATCTTTGCAACTGAAACTATCAGTTGTGAAGGTCGTGCTCAATACTATGAAACCTCTGGTCAGGTTCGTGATATGTTACAGAACCATATTCTTCAGGTTCTTGCATTAGTTGCTATGGAACCTCCTTGCAAGATGGATGCAAGAGAGATTCGTCGTGAGAAAACTAAAGTTCTTGCTGCAACTCGTTTAGGGGAGGACATTATCCTTGGACAATACCACGGCTATCGTAATGAGGAGGGTGTTGATCCTAACAGTAACACTCCTACCTTCGTTGCTGGTACTCTATACTGTGATAACTGGCGTTGGGAGGGAGTTCCTTTTCGCGTCCTAACTGGCAAGTGTATGCCATTTGGTTGTGTGGAAGTTGTAATTAAATTTAAATCTCCACCTCAAAAACTATTTGATGGTGAGGTAAATGACAGAATTGTGATGAGGCTTCAACCACATGCACACCTTGATATTATGATGGATATCAAAACACCTGGAATGGGTGATGGAGTTGAACCAGCAACACTGACTCACAGGTATCCTGATTGGTTAGGTGTTGATGGTTATGAGAAGCTTCTTTACGATGCTATTGAGGGAGACCAGTCACACTTTGTTCATTCTGATGAAGTAATGGAATCTTGGAGGATTGTAGATGACCTTCTGTGTACTGGTGATTCTTGCCCAATTCGTACTGTCCCTTACATCTACACTGGTGGGTGGGGTCCACAACATAAAACAGATTTTATAACAGATTGGGATTATCCAGCATGACCGTATTGTTTGTATTTCCTTTCATATTGTTACTTTGTGGTGGTATGCACCTAACATGGCCAGGTAGATATAGGGGATGATGCATCACACACAACTTTTTATTCGATCAGTAATGCAAACTCCATGGTGCTTAGGTGTCATGGGATTTGCTTTAGTGTTTGTTCCTATCCTGGGCATGTATCTTGTCCATAAATATGG